TAAAGAAACGTGTTTAGAAAAATATGGAGTAACTCACCATATGAAATTACAAAGATTCGAGATAAGGCTGTTGAAACCAACCTGAAAAAGCTTGGGGTAAAATATGCCTTCAATACCGATGAAACATTTGAAAAAATTAGACAAACACATCTTCAACGTTATGGTGTTAGATTTCCTTTACAAAGTGCATTCATACAAGAAAAAATATCTCAAACATATTTAGAAAAAATAGGTGCATGTCGACCTATGAGTAACCAAGAATATTGGAAAAAATGTTTATTTGATAAGTATGGAGTTGACCATTATTCAAAAACAAGTGAATATAAGGTTAAATATGTTACAACATGTATGGATAAATATGGAGTCGATAATTATTCTAAAACCAATGAATATAAGGTTAAATACATCCAAACTTCATTAGATAGATATGGTGTGGATCATCCCATGCAAAATGTTAAAATTTTTCATAAAGCAATGACATCTGCATTCACTCGAAAGCCTTTTATATTTCCAAGTGGTAGAGTTGACCATGTTTTAGGGTATGAACCAAGAGCACTGAGAGAACTTCTTAACTACTATCCCGAAGAAGATATTATAACAGATATATGGCGTATTCCAACCTTTGACTACAACCGAGTTTCTTTACGACCATTAAATAAAGAAAGTGTTGTTTCGCGATATTTTCCAGATATCCTACTTCCAAACAAGATTATTGAAGTTAAAAGTACATATCTGTACTATAAAGATAGGTCCAATGTTAACCGTAAAATGAAAGCGGTGGCCAAAGCAGGATACACTGGTGAATTATGGGTTTATGATGCCAAGAACCTTAATTTTAAAAAATCTTATGTTTTGGTTGATGGTAAGGTTCAAATTGAAAAATGGCTGGAAGAATAACAATTTTTTACTTTTAATGGTTTCTGCAACCATTAAAATTTTATTCGTATACAAAAATTTCTGATGATGACCATGAGCTTGATAGAGGATAGGTCACCGGGATGCAAACGCTTTAAAATTTACCAGTTAATAAATATGTATTACAGAGACCAGTACGGTAACGTAGTCGAATACTCCCCAGAGGGTATGGGCCAATATTCAAATGCTATCCACCCAGGTGGGGTTGGTTATCATCCATTAACCAGAGAAGACTTTAGTTTTGCTGATGTCACCTCTTGGTTTGAAAAATACAAAATGTGGTTCTTGTATGCCTTAATTATTGTTGTTGTATTCATTGTTCTTATGTGGTGGTGGAACAAGAATAAGGCTAAAAAGTCAGCAGCTAGCGTTTTCTATTAACCCGTTTGCTTCGGAGAAGCAAAGCCTCTCCTCAACGATGGTGCAAAGCACCAATTCGCTTCGGAGAGGCTTTGCTCAACGATGGTGCAAAGCACCATCGCTTGCGACGGGTAGACCGACCTAAGGGTCGTTTTGTACCTAAATTTTTAAATTCCCTCGAATTTAAAAATTTTTAAATTCGAGAAATAATAAAGATGAAGAATAATTTGATATCGTCATTCAACACAGAAAGTGAATTTATAGAAGAAGATCCCCGTCGTATGGCTTTGTTAGTCGAAATTGAAGCAATGATTGATCAAATGGAGAGGGATTGCGAACAGATCCAAAAGGACTGTAAAGAAATAGCGGAAGAACAAGCAGTGATCCAAATTGGTATCGACGAGATTATAGTTGAACATGCAGAAATCCGAGCAGAACATGCAGAAATCCGAGCAGAACATGCAGAAATCCGAGCAGAACATGCAGAAATCCGAGCAGAACATGCAGAAATCCGAGCAGAACATGCAGAAATCCGAGCAGACCTTGACGAAATATCTAAAGGTATCGAAGAAATATCTAAAGGTATCGAAGAAATATCTGAAGGTATCGAAGAAGAAAAAATGTGGGTACAAAGAGACCTAAAATTGATGAATATCGAAATTATGGTTTAACTCGACTGCAGAAAATTGATTTTCTTTTAAATTTTTTAAGATTAAAATAAACTATAAACATGTCTGATTATAAAATCGCTGAATTATTAAATAAGGTTCAATCCCTTCAATCTACTATAAACACTCAAAATAACCTCATTGGAACCTTAAGATCTGAAAACAGTTCAAAAACTTCCTTAATTATCCAATTGAAGTCGGAGAACACCCAATTGAAGTCGGAGAACACCCAATTGAAGTCGGAGAACACCCAATTGAAGTCGGAGAACACCCAATTGAAGTCGGAGAACACCCAATTGAAGTCGGAGAACACCCAATTGAAGTCGGAGAACACCCAATTGAAGTCGGAGAACAGTTCAAAAACATCAGAGATCAGCTCAAAAACATCAGAGATCAGCTCAAAAACATCAGAGATCACTCGGTTGAATTCCGAGTTGGCTACGGTTAAAAATAACCGAGAATCGATTAACAGAGAGAGAACACAGTATCAAACTCAGTTAATGAAATCAGAACGAGAAGTTATGGATCTCAAAGCCAAAAATAATATGCAAGTTTGCAAAAAATGCACTCAGAGATGCTGATAACCTAACCTTTTATTTTTAATGCTACATACAAGCATTAAAAATATCAAATATTAAAATTGATTTTTTTAGCGTATAAAATGGTCAAAATAAACAGTAAATAAAATGCAGTTAGACTACGACTACTTTATTACCCCAGAGTGTAAAATTTTAAAATCAAAGGTTCAAACTAACCCAAGATACAAAAATTTTACACAATTGTACTATACCGTTGGTGATGTTGAACAATTTTGGGTTGCCAACAACCTTAATAATAACATTTCCAGCACCGAAGAGAAACAACCACAACTTTCGAAAGAAAATATATTCAGAAATGTGGAGACATTTCTCCCTTTTGAAGGATACAAAAATGTATCGGAAGCTCAGGTAGAAGATACCTTTAACTACATGTTTCACAAATTCAAAAAAGGAATATTTATCAAAATTCAGAATGGTCAACCTGTCTTTGTTCCATTTTCAAAGGCTTTTTATGTTAATGAATGGTCAGACCTTATAAAAATTGATCCAAAGTACAGGTCAATGGAAAATTTTTTTAAGGTTCATCACGACTATGTCAACAAATTAAATGGAACAAGTTATAGATTTAATATCCATAAGATTGGTTTGGACCCTAGTTTTTGGTATGCCAATAATTGTATTTTAAGGTATGAAAACCCCATAAATGAAGGGGAAAATAACTATGCCCAATTAAAGTCGATGTTTTTAGAACTGTGCGCAGAACGACACGTACCAGACATGGAATTTTTTGTAAACAGAAGAGATTTCCCACTTTTGACCAGAAATAGAACCGAACCATACAACAATATATATGGTGACGATGTACCTTTAAAATCGTTTAATTTTGACAAGTACATACCTATCCTAAGTATGTGTTCATCTGATAAGTTTGCCGATGTGGCTATACCAACCCATGAAGATTGGGCAAGAATAAAATCAGAAGAAGGTATATTTTATCCAGCGAAATGCAGAAATTATACGTTTAAATTCAACCACAAATGGGAAAGCAAAAAACCAATGGCTGTTTTCAGAGGTTCCAATACTGGGTGTGGTTATGACCTTAATACCAACACAAGATTGAAATTGGCTGCTTTAAGTCAAAAGTATCCACAATTTTTGAACGCCGGGATAACAAATTGGAATCTTCGAATTAGAAAAAATAAAGATTCACCCTACCTTCAGATTCCAAATGTTGGAAATTTACAATTAGTGGGTAAACTGAGCCCTGAACAACAATCTGATTATAAATATTTGATAAACGTTGACGGTCATGTTTCAGCATTCAGAATGTCACTTGAATTGAGTATGGGGTGTTGTGTTTTAATGGTTGAAAGTGCTGAAAAATGGAAAATGTGGTTTTCTGACATGCTGGAACCATATGTTCATTTTGTTCCGATAAAATCTGATCTATCTGATTTGATAGATCAGATCAAGTGGTGTCAAAAAAATGACGACAAATGTAAGAAAATGGGTCAAAATGCCCTTAACTTTTACAAAAAATATTTGACAAAAAAGGGTGTTTTAGATAACCTTGAAGCCACCCTATTCAAACTGAGAAATGAAATGTATAGAGACTCTGGACCAAATGTAAATTTAGACCCGTTATTATTTCAAACAAAAGTGGAGCATGAAACCTTAATAAACGACACCATACCCAGAGAATACAAACCCACCGGTGGGTTTCCAAGAAACATTGGTCGAAATTATGGTGCTTTGAAAGGTCTTGAAAGGTTTTTGAAACTGGCCATAAAACCAGAAAATCAAATAACACTGACCGGTGTGGAGGTTCAAACCATATTTAAAAGTAAAACAACTAGGGTGTTACTCTACCAAGTTGGAGCTGAATATGTTGTTGGTAAAAAAACAATCGATTCAATGAAAAAGATTGAATTTATCCATGAAGCATTCATTGGGAAATATGTGGTTAATAATCTCCTTAAAGTGTGCCCAAATTTTGTATTTACCTTGGGTTACCGAGATGAACCGTACATTAGTTACAATTATTCAGATTATGGTCCACGGGAAGCTTCAAGTGTGAAAGAAAATACAGTGCTTCAAGAATACATAAGAGGCCCAACATTCCAGGAATTTCTCAAAAATTGCTCCATTAAATCATATCTTGAGGTTATTTTGAGCTTAAGTTGTGCCCTGATCATAGCACAAACTCGATATGGTTTTGTTCACCACGATTTGAAACCTTGGAACATCATAATAAATATTTTACCCGAACCGGTCATAATTGAGTACTTTCTGAGAACAGATGGCGGACAAGATGTCGTTTACAAGGTCAAAACCAAGTATATTCCAATCATCATTGATTATGGCAAGAGTCACGTCGTATATAACAATGTTCATTATGGTATTATTGAACCATTTACAGTCACCACATATATTGATTTAGTTGTTATGCTTCTGTCGAGCATAAATGAACTTGTTCTTCGTCAGAAAGAAAATGTTGATGGTCATGACGTGAACGACCTTATATTTTTATCCAATTTTTTGAGTTCATTTAATGTTTCAAGTTTACCAGAATTGAAAACCTTTCTTTATAAAACAAAAAAATTTGGAAACCTGGATGTAAACGACCTGAAACTTAATTTGCATTCAAGCAAAACCTTATTTGAAGAATTCTTCAAATATGTGGGGCCACTAACCAAAAAATACAAAATTGGTTTTGGTAAAGATAATTTAACCTTAAACACGTGGTCTTCAAATTCACGACAAATTTCAGATATGGGATTTGGGCTGGAATTGGATGATAAGGTCAATTCTTACCTTGAAGTTGTGAGAAGAATGTATAAAAATCCAATGCCCCAAGAAACAAATAGATTCACGACTGTTATGATTGCTCAGAAAATGTTTGATGGTTTGATTATACCTAAAATGGAATTTATTGAATTTGCCGCACAAAACACGATAAATAAGAAAAAGGTTGACAGTGTCCTTCGGGAATTTAATAAAATGGAAAAATTTTTAATGGAATTTTATACCACCCAGATTAATAAAAAAATTCGAGAACCATTCAATCTTGGAGTGGATGAACTTCAGTATAAAAATGTCATGAAATTTGATACAATACCAAGTCGAAGCTTATTTTTAGGGTCGAAATACATTAAGGCTAAAGTAACCGAAGATATGAAACATTTACCCGCAACGTTTCCAGACTATGCTTACTACCGTGCTCTTTTGTTGGATGTTATAAGGAACAGAGGACCATTCAGAATAAATGATGACGATAAACTCTTTTATATGGACAATTTTAAGCTTGTATTTGATACTAAATTTTTGGCCAAGGTTGAGGATATTGAAACCATTCGATTTTTTCATAAATTGAATTTTTATGATTAAAAAAATCATAAAATAAACATGGATTCAGAAAGGTTAGAACAAAGCTTAAAAAAATATTTTAGCAAGCAAAAAAATATCGATTACATACTAAAGAAGACTAATGGGCCAAATCAAACATTAAAAATTTATGAAATTTTATGCATGATTAATGACCCTAATAACACATCTGAAGATAAGCTATCTTTGGCTATAACATACCTTAAAAAAGATTGTTTATTATGGTCTCATCCAGCCTTTGATATGGAAAAAAAGAAAATAGATGAAGAAAACGACTTTATAGAGTGTCCATATGACGTTGCAGAAGGTGTCTTAAAGTGTGGTAAATGTGGGTGTAAAAAAATTTTTTCGTTCTCAAAGCAAACTAGATCCATGGACGAACCGACGACTGTGTTTGCTCGATGTTCGAACAAAGAGTGCGGTCACAAGTGGTGTGAGGGTTCTTAACCCGTTCGCTTCACGAGTCTATATCTCAAATCATAATAAACATGCTTTTTTGAAGCATAAAAAATCCACTTTTTGAAATTGAAGAAAATGCATTTCTAGGCAAGGGTACCACCCACGGAAGATTATCATATTTCAATTTTATGCTTTCAAGAAGCATAAAATCGTCTAGTGGGTAGCATCCACTTTTTTCTGTGTTGATGGTTAAAGTGACCTTAAACTTAGTATTTGTATCTCCATCGAGGATTTATTGAGACCCCAATTTTCTTGACAATGTCCCAAATGATTCTCTTTCTCTGGTCAATTTTAACCTCTGGGTGACTCTCTTTCAAATGGTTCTCGAAAGCCACACGTTTAACAACATTGTTATCAGGGTTAAACACAACCATAGCGTCTTTAATTGCATCAATTGTATCTTGTTCCAAAATAGTGGTTAGTTCAACCTCTTCTTCTCCTATTCGTTGATAGGTAACTCTTATTTTTTCAAGGCGCAATGGAGCCATAATAACCGGTTCTCTGTTCATGGTGTCTTCAACCATTTGATTTCGGTTCAAGTTGACGAATAAGAGAAATTCTGCATTGTGATCAATTATAGCATCCAAACACTTTACCAACCAGTCATAGTTGATGATGTATAGTTCTTTATTTGCGTTCTCTCTGAAGCCTCCCAGAGTTGCAGCTAAAGCCTGTTCTATAGCCCGATAACTAACAACTTTTCTAAGGTAGACAAAAAAATGAGAGTTTGAATCCGATTTCCCACTGTTGTACTGAGACAATCTAGATTTTACCAGGTCAAACGTGCCACATCCACCTGGTTTAAACTTGGTTTCGACCATGTATTGGTCTGTGGTTGCGATATAGATGTACTCTTGTGGTTCGACTTGTTTGGTCGCTTGATTGAACTTGAGAGCCCGTTGTAACTTCTCTTTGGCTTCTATTTCGGCTTTTTCTTTGAGTAGTCGTTGTTCTTCTAGTTGGCTTTCTAATTTTTCTGCGCGTAATCTCAATTCTTCTTCATACTTATCTTTTATGGTTAGTTGAGCTACCGCATTCGCAAGCTGTGATTCAATCTGAAAAGAGCCAAACTCCCTGATGGATGGAAGTATGGTCTCATAAACCAGTTCTTGAAAAATTGTTGCAAATGCAGTTTTGCTATTCATGATCAATGAGTACAACCCAGCTTCTGATATGTATATGGCTTGTCCTTCTCTATGTGAAATTTCTGTTTTTCCAAGAAAATTGTGGTGTTCTTTAACCATAATTTGGGGGTTGGGATTCCCCACCCCCAAATCTTGATCGATTTGACCATAAAAGTAAGATAATTCCTTTTTATATTTTAATGGTACATGGGTCCGTAAAGCATATTTATAATTTTTATGGTCCAAAACATCACATACTTCTTTACCGCAGAAATAAGGTGTTTTAATGGTTCCGGCAAGTTTAACATTAAAGTTTGTTTCATTTAGCACGATAGTCACGTATTCTCGACATTTTTCGAGGTCGATTAATGCATTCATTTTTTATTATACTTTTATAATAAAAAATTTTCCAACTGATTTAATCACGCCTTAAATTAAATTGAACGGCTGTTTGAAGCGATTGGTTTGGGGTTTGTGGCGACTGTGTATCTTGATCTTCAAATTGGATTTCTTCACCCGTTGGAAGGCGCCAAACAATCCTAAAATTGCTAGAAGGGTCAACCTAGGAAAAATTTCAAGTTCTGTGTTGATGGTTAAAGTGACCTTAAACTTAGTATTTGTATCTCCATCGAGGATTTATTGAGACCCCAATTTTCTTGACAATGTCCCAAATGATTCTCTTTCTCTGGTCAATTTTAACCTCTGGGTGACTCTCTTTCAAATGGTTCTCGAAAGCCACACGTTTAACAACATTGTTATCAGGGTTAAACACAACCATAGCGTCTTTAATTGCATCAATTGTATCTTGTTCCAAAATAGTGGTTAGTTCAACCTCTTCTTCTCCTATTCGTTGATAGGTAACTCTTATTTTTTCAAGGCGCAATGGAGCCATAATAACCGGTTCTCTGTTCATGGTGTCTTCAACCATTTGATTTCGGTTCAAGTTGACGAATAAGAGAAATTCTGCATTGTGATCAATTATAGCATCCAAACACTTTACCAACCAGTCATAGTTGATGATGTATAGTTCTTTATTTGCGTTCTCTCTGAAGCCTCCCAGAGTTGCAGCTAAAGCCTGTTCTATAGCCCGATAACTAACAACTTTTCTAAGGTAGACAAAAAAATGAGAGTTTGAATCCGATTTCCCACTGTTGTACTGAGACAATCTAGATTTTACCAGGTCAAACGTGCCACATCCACCTGGTTTAAACTTGGTTTCGACCATGTATTGGTCTGTGGTTGCGATATAGATGTACTCTTGTGGTTCGACTTGTTTGGTCGCTTGATTGAACTTGAGAGCCCGTTGTAACTTCTCTTTGGCTTCTATTTCGGCTTTTTCTTTGAGTAGTCGTTGTTCTTCTAGTTGGCTTTCTAATTTTTCTGCGCGATATTTGAGTTCTGTAGTCTCTTCCTCGTGAGACTTATCTTTTATGGTTAGTTGAGCCACAGCATTCGCAAGCTGTGATTCAACCTGAAAAGAGCCAAATTTTCGAATGCTTGGAAGTATGGTTTTGCACACCAATCTTTTGAATTCTTTAGCAAAAGGAGCATGTGAGGATAAAATTAACGAATACAATCCAGATTCGTTAATGTATACAATTTGACCTTCTCGAAACGAATAATTTTTTTGACCTAAATGGTTTCCATCAACCATATCGTGGGGGGGGCAAATTGCCCCCCCCACCGTAGGATTAAAAAGAGCCATTAAATTTTCCAGATTTGATCTGTCTTCTTCTTCGACAAATTTTTTAATGGCTGTTTTAGAGTCCTGATACCCTAAAACATCACATATGTTTTTACCGCAAAAATAGGGGATATCAATAGTGCCAGCAAGTTTCACCAGATGATTTTTTCCACCAACTTCTACCGTCATATATTCTCTGCTTTGTTCAAGGTCGATTAATGCATTCATTTTTTATTATACTTTTATAATAAAAAATTTTTCAACTGATTTAATCACGCCTTAAATTAAATTGAACGGTTGTTTGAAGCGATTGGTTTGGAGTTTGTGGCGACTGTGTATCTTGATCTTCAAATTGGATTTCTTCACCCGTTGGAAGGCGCCAAACAATCCTAAAATTGCTAGTTGGTCTAAATCTTATCGTTTTATGACTCAAATCACCAGTAAATTTGGTAAACTTTTCGGTTCGGGTAAACAATTGACCCGTGGGCGTTGTAACCTTAAAATAACTCTTGAAAGAGTGATTGTTTGAAAAAAGATTGTTTTGGGATGGATAATTTGTATCATAAAATTCAACATACAAAAAAGGGTAATCAAGCGGCCTACCGCCAGACCCATTTTTAATTTTAATATTGGGTAGGATACCCGATACCAAGTTGATATCATATGCAACTTGCTCGTGTTGTCCGACTGTTGTACCAGCATATGATAGAGTGCGATAGTTGTCTGATGTTTGAATCAGAAGTTCTACCACGGTCCCAGGTGGAAAAGCTATAGACAGTGGTGGTGCCACAGTTGCCACACTACTGGTCAAGTCAAAGTTTGTTACTTTAACAATCTCTCCGGTTGAAAGTATCCTTATAAAATCTCCTGGAGTAACACCGACACCAATACCGGTTAAATTAACCGTTGTTGTTGTATTGCCCGCCCCAAGACTCAGACCCACAGATGGTGGTTGATCTCGGATGTTATACTTGTCTGTTGCTAGCCATCCTCCAGGGATCACGGCTATAACTTTGTGCAATTCAGAGTCGTAACCAGTTATAAGTGTCAACTGTGATTGAGTCTCATTGTACAAATACTTATTTGTGTAGGCATTTGTCATATCAGCACCTACAGGGACATATAGTGTATTTGGTACCGGGGTCACCTTAATAGTTACAGCGTTTCCAGCTTGTACACCAGAACCAGTCACATCAAGTTGCATATAGTCCAGTCCACCACTCTGAGATAGGAAAGTGCTACCGTTAATCCTGTATGATGGTGGCACATTGAATTCGGCACCCTGATAGTAGTTGGTTATCTGAGAAAACGAGTTGGTTGGCGCTGATACAATAACACTATTGTTGGTTTGACTCACTACAGTCGATGGTATAGAAATATTTTGACCAGTCCAGGCAATTATTGGTGCCTGATTACTGATCGGATCAACTGCATTCAAACCGTTGGACTGCCCGCTACCAGACCATGGCACTTCAAATAGACATGGGTTGGACCATAAACTTCTATTTCTATGAGTTGAAACAAATTCAAAGTCAATCTTAATCATTTATTAATTATTTTTTACGCACCCAAAAAATATGCCACAAAACTAATTTTTAAGTCGTTTACCCGATGCCCTACAGGCATCGGTTAGCTTTTGCCCATAGGGCAAAAGCTAATCCACAAAGTAAATTTTCATCCATAAACTAAAAAGGACCAATATTTTTAACCATTAAATTTTCAAAATTCAGATTTTTTTTGAAATCGAATTTTGAAAGTTGACGACCAAAATTGAGAGACAATCGCAGATTTTTGGAATCTTCTAAAATTCAGGATGATCGCAGATTCCAAAAATCTGCGATTGTCTCTCAAAATCTGAAAGTTGCGATCGTCAGATTTTGAAATCCTACAAAAAATTTTTTAAATCTTAAAGTTTTTCAAAAAGTGGTTGAGTTTAAAGTTTTCAGAACCACAATTTTCAACTATTTTTAAACCAAATAGTTTGTGGGTAAACGACAAAGTCTGCGTACTTTGAAAAGTCTAGTCAAAATTCAATCGACTCGACTACATCCATCACACAATGCTAAAGTCGAAACTACTGAATTGATAAAGAGTTGAGTGAATTCGACTTGGCTCCGAGATAATTGAGATGTCTCCAGAAAACATTTGTGTAGTCGAACACCTCTTTCTTTACATGTATTGAAGTGTAAAATTTTACACTCGCGACACTTTTTCAGATCTTTGAATCAAGCAGTTGAAAACTTTTGTGTTGTTTGTCTGTCGGAGAGTCAAATTTTCTAATATTGCACATATAATAAATGTATAAAGTCGAAGATTTAAACAGACAAGTGGCTGTTCCACAAGTCCAATATCTGCAATCAGTGGGTGTTTCCTCTGGCAAAGATGGAGGTGGAAAAGTTTCCACCTTTTTCTCCCCAAGTATGTTATTCCCAAACCATACAGAATTGGTTTCCGCGACAATAATGTGTAACAACATCAAAGGAACCACCGATAAAGTTATTCATTTTTTAACCGTTCTAAATGGTTCAGCAACACCATCGGTTTTGAAAGATTACGCTTTGACTCATAAAGTTGGCGAAATATGCACAACACTGAATTTCAAAGTAAGTCTACTTTTAGAACCACATCAACCATTCTTTTTCCTCCATCAAGAAGGCGAGTTGACCGATTCATGTCTTGTACTTGGGTTCAGAAATTTCAATGGTAATTTTGGAAAAGCAGGTCTAAAAACACCTGAATAAAAATATTAAATACAAAAATTTTTAATGGTATTTATTTATCATTAAAAAAAATTTTTTCATGTTTTGTACAAATAAGCAATATAATAAATATGAATTTAAATATGGAGAACTTGTTACACAATGTTATAACTGCATCCGAATGGTGCAATGAAATCATTAAAAAACAGGAACAAGAAGTGTATACTTCGTTAACAAGTCCGAGAGATATGAATCATGTAGTCAAAACGGCGGTTCAAGATATTCTTGAATATCTCAAATCACAAGGAAAAACAGAAATGAAAGATGTTGATAACACCCCTTTGAAAGAATGTTTAGCTATTTTGCTGCCATACCTTCGTAAACATGAAGTTTGGAAACCAAGCAAAGCTGAACCATTAACAGACAAAGAACTGGAACATGCTTTCTTGGACCTTTATGTTGACAAGTATGTTGACAAGTATGTCAAGGCCGACCGAAAATTTAGAGACCCTGAAATTCGTGGTCAACAATATGCATTATTTTCTTTTACCCCAAGTAATACGGCACAACCTGATGAAAGTGGTTTCTTTGGTTATATAAAGGTTCGAGGAACCTTCAATAGACTCGAAGATGCCGAAGAAAAGTCAAAAGAGCTTATTCAGTTTTTTTCTGCCAATCAAATATTTGTGTGTGAAACTGGTTCTCCAGTGCCACTTCAAAAACAACTAACCAACAAAAACGATGTTGTCGAGGTTGAAAACCCCCACAAAAATGAAGAATGTCTCAAGTTCCAAGATTTGGCTAAAGAACAGACTATGAAAGAGAAACAACAGATTGAAGAGATCAAACAACGAGAGGAGGAATTGAAGCGCGATGTTGAACAAGATCCCAATGATAAAGAACCACTTCAAATTTACCTTGAACTTATCCATAAACGAGCAACTGTTGCCTATTTGTACACTCAACACCAGCAAAAGTTGGAAGAGACTAAAAACATCATCATTGCAACAAGACAAAAAATTGCCAAAATGGACGAAGAGTACCCTGAACTAAAAAATGAATACATGGACCATTATCGTGAATCCTGCAAAAAGAATGGTATTGACAAGGCTGAAGATGAGATGGCCACGTATATTAAGAAGTTTGTGGGAGAAGACTCGGATTTGGGATTTTAATACAATGTTTTAATTTTTTATGCCCATACAAGGCATAAAAAATAATTTAAAGATAATAGACGTCAATTAGAGGCCCGGATAAGGTTGAATTTAAATAAAAGGGGAAGAGTTTCATTATGGTGTGTTTAGCCAAAAATAAATCAACTCGATCTGTTGGCCATACTTGGTTGGCTTTGACCCGATAAAAATCTTTCAATAAAGAATGGATGTTTTTACTCACTTTCATGGCAAAATGTTTTCCTGGCTGCAAGGTTCTTTTTCCACCTATAAATGTATAAATGGTGTCCAATACATCATGGTGAAAATAGTGTGCTGGAAATAAGCTCATATCTTCCAATTCCACGGGTATAGACGGTTTTGAGTCAAAGTTCTTATAAAAATGGTTCCATGTCAACCCTTTACCACCCAGACTATGAGACTTTATTGCCGTTACCACACCAGTCTTGCTTATAGATGGGAAAAATTTTGTCGTGAATGGTTCAAAATAAAAGGTGTTGTTGGTGTAATCTTGAACGACTTTTGCTTGTCGACGACCATAATCTTTATTGCTTATTTTCGGGCTGAAAGCAAGTGAAACTCCAAAGTCATTTAAAGCCACAAAATATCCATGATTTGGAACACAGTATTTTTCACCATTAAGATTGTACTCCCAATAACCTCCACTTGGAATAACCTTAACCAAAATATTTTCTTTTTTAATGTCGTTATGGAACATACCATACTCTAATTGGATAGCTGCTACAGCAAACAAAATTTGAAAAAGAATGGATAAAATAACCTCATCTCGAAAATCTGTCAGTTTATCAAGTGTAAAGTCAAAAAGCTCCACAACCGTTTCAGAACATTGAGTTTGAATCGGTTTTTTGTCAAATTCGTTTAAGGTACACTTATTACAGAAGAATATGGCAAATGTGTATGAAAAATTTGGACATAGTTTGTCGTCAATAAGGTCGTTTATAAGCTTGTTAAACAGATACTCTATTGGGTACTGTTTAACCATAGCTCTTCTGAGTTCTGTTCGAGAAAGACGGCCTTCTTTGATGGCGACAGAGATTGAAGGATTGGTTTTAGGTATAGTTACACCATAAACATTTCCAAATGATCCAAAACCCAAAAGTTTGGGTTTGTTCACATATTTCAACAATGTTTTGTTTTGGGTCATACAAGCCTTTCCATCTTCAATAACAACGGTGGAAAAATAGTCCTTAACGGCATCCTTCAACTTTTTTCTTTCTCGAACAGAATAAAAATTTTGTGGTCCACTTGATCCATCAGAACTGTCATCATCTGTTAATAAATCAACTGGTGGTGATTGTGGTACTTTTGGACTCTTTTTTTTAGGTTGTGGTGGAGTATCCTTTTTTGGCGACTTTTTTGGTGGTGATTGTGACCCAACTTGAGAATACAACTGTGGATGGTTATTTTTTAACCATTTCCTACAAACAGAATTTATATCAACAATAAGGTCCTTGCAGTCTTTATCCAACTCTTTGTATTTTGGGCCATTTTCCTTGATATTCCTGTTTGTAAGTGGGTTTCTTGGGCTTGGACTCAGTCTATCTTTCGCCCACTCTTTGCACTTTTCCTTGTTCATTTATTTACTATCAATTGTAGTCGACCAGTCGAAGTTGAGAAATATTTTGTTTAAAGTTTCTTTCAACCTTTGAAAAATGAAATTATTTTCAAAAAATAACCATAAATAAAATGTATGACTGCACTTATTGTAACTTGACTTTTGGAGACAAGAGCAAACTATCGACTCATCAAAAGACCAAAAAATGTCTTGTTCATAGAGATATTGGCTTTATTTGTCAAAAATGTTTTCAGAACATAAAAGGGTACGATAACACCTTAAAACATGTATCAGAATGTAATGAAAATATAAGTGACGATTTAGGTATGGTAACAGCATTAATAAATCAACTGTCTTTACGGTTTGAAGTCGATTTGAATTTTGACAATAATAAAGGTACAATTAACCTCAAAAAGATGAACAACTATATCCATCCAGAAAAATTAGATTGTGGTGTTTCTGTTCCTCAACGAGCATATTTATTTTATAAAACGTTGGTTAAGCTTTCAGATAACCAAATAATGGGAAGTCACAACGATTATTTGAATAGTGTCGATTTCAAAATCATAAGGTTAACTGAAGCATTTCAATTTCAAAGTGTTAAATATGGTTTTGAAGACCTTTTAAAATCCGCGTGGTTTAGTAGCGGTAGTCATCGATGTTTTCAACTGAAAGATGATACAGTGTACATTTTGGGTAAAATTCAATGTCAAAATAATGAGGGGCAAAAATGGTTCGGAGACACCTTTAATTTGAAGAAAAACGAAAAAATTGTGAAATGTGTATGGTATCGAGACCCACAACTGAAACAATTTTTTGCATTGTCGAAATCATTGTTGAAGGATCTGTTAAACCTTTATTTAAATTTAGGCAACTGGGCTTTAAAACAAAAAAAAATAAAGTTTACGTCCACCTCTTCTGATTTAAATTCAAAATATAAAACTATTGTTGATGTTATGGTTGAATACAACTTTTTAAATCTTGTTGAAAACATCAAGAAATTAGACTCTTACGAAACCTTTCACTCGACTTTTAAAAAATTATTAAATAAAGATGGTGGTATCCATGATAATGTTCAACACATCTTCAAAGATGAAGATCTACCATCGCCTTGGGTAAGCGAAGAATTTTCTTTAATGACTTTAAACAACCCTGAATATGTTGGAGGAAACTATTATTATCTTATGGATTATATTCTACCAGAATCTGAGAAAGCTATATTCAGATCAAAAGAATAATTTTTTATGCCTTGTAGGCATAAAAAATTGACATAAATAAAATTGATTGTGTTAAGGTCAAAAAAACGTTAAAACAACAAATAAAATGGACATTTACATGCAAAAAAAGTTACCAGACTTAAAGCTTAGCCAAAGCTTTAAATATTCGTGTTTCCAACAAGCGAAAACAACAACTATACGAAGAAATTGTTGCCGCCTCAGGCCAACCACAGAATAAATCACCATGCCTGATTGGCGTGGAACAATGTCTTCTTCCGGTTACAATTTGGACGGTTTAATCACTGTAAGATCTATTATAAATCTGTTTGACAACAACGATTACTCTGGATATATCAGAATATATCAAAAAGGTGGCAACGATGAAGACTTTAAACATTATAAAAATTTAACAAATCAAAAATTGTATAACATTGGATTTTGCTTCAGACCAACCAGAAAGGCAAAGTTGTATGGTGAGGTTTAACACTCACCACTCATCAAGTTCAATAGTTTTAGTTTGTTGACCTTTTTGACTAACCAATACCCTAAATTACAGGTCTTAATTCAAGATACAATATTTTGACTCCTCAAGATTTGGAGTATATTGACCATATTTGCGTTGACTTCAGCAAAAGTGGACATGTACCATCAAAAAACACATCAATTTAATTTTTGCTTTTGCAGAAAATTGAAGTTGTCGCTGAAAAAATCAGTCAAATAAAAATGGCAACTTATAACCCCAAAAATAAAAAATGGGAAATTGGACCTATACAAGAATGGGAATCTTTATGTTTACCATATCAAAGATTTTTTTCTATGGATATTTCAACCTTTGCAGTAAAAAAATTACAACTAACGGGAAATATGGTTGAAGTACCCGCAGATTTAATAAAACTTTCAAAACTTGAAGAACTTGACCTTAGTAGAAATGAAATAGCTATATTACCAGATTTTATTGGAGAAGTTATGGTTAATTTAACCGAATTAAATTTAAGTCATAATGCTTTACAGAATATACCCAATAATATTGAAAATCTGACAAACATGGTTAAATTAAATCTTTCACGTAATATGTTAACTGGTATTCCAAATTGTATCAAATACCTTCCAAATTTGAAGTCAATTGACTTGTCTTACAATTCAATCAATGATGTATCTGACTATATGTTTGATATATTTGACGAATTGACCACTTTTTATCTTGATGGATGTAATTTTACACAAGAACAAGTTGCTCAAATTATGGAACTAACTAACCAAGAATCGTATAAAGGTCCTAAAATTTATATTTCAATCAACGATAGAAGAGAAGAGCCTAATGAAAATCAAGATCAAGAAATGGAAAGTTCTTGGCATAATTTAATTGAACATTTCAGGAATACTATTGACCATAATGAACTTGATGAAATTGACCGTGAACGTGCTGAAGCGGAAGCATTTGCCAATAGTATAGTTCTTTCATCGGCTCGTAGATCTGAATGGGCTCGAGCACCGCAACAACAGCGTATTCGAGATCTTTGTACAATTGACGACAGACTTCTTGAGTCTTCGAACGCTAACTATGAAATGTACATGGAAGAAAACAGACTTCAAATTGAAAGAAATCAAGAAACTCAACGTCTATTAAGATTAGAAAGAGCCTCTACGAAAAATAAAACAATATCACAAATTCTATTTGACACAGTCGAAAATTTGGTAAACATAGACCAGAAACAAATAAAAACATGGTTACTGAGAATTGAGGATATTTTTGAGTTTAAAAACGATAAAGAATTGTTTAAGGTTATTTGTCTCCAAATAACTGAGTTTTTAAAAGAAGCAGATCTTACCGAAAATACAAGTCTTAGGGAGGCTTTGTATATTATAATTGAAAATGCCACTAAAACATGTGGAGATAGGATGGCTTTGTGCATTATATATATTGATATACAACACTCCTTAAATATACACAAGTTTGACCTTAACAAGCTTTTTAATATTTTAATAAATGGTTCGTGGACTCTACATACCTTAGAAAATTTCGCTAGATATAAAGTTTCAACATTGAAAAGTGTGGATGAATTAGAAGTATATCTTGGATACATTATTATGCTTAAACAAGACCTTGATATCCCAATAAACATTAAAAATATGTTATATTATTCTTGTAGTTGTATTACTGATCAAGACTTAGATGATGCTAAAAAATTTATTTTAAAGAACAGATACACCACAGAAACATGTAAATTTTTAAGCGAACAGGAAGTTTGGGTGAATGGATTGAACCACAATTTTCCACAAAAAATAAAAAATATCGTGGATGAAAGAACCCTAAATGAAAACTATGAGGAAGCATTTGAAACTTATAAAAACAAACTAGTAGAGTTAACAGTAAATTGTTGTAAAGATTTTCTTGAATTATAATAATTATACCTTTACTAACATTTTTTGTTTTTATGCTTTTTATAAGCATAAAAATAATCAAAATTTAAACTTTGGTTCCTCTTCCATCGAAAAAAATTGAATTTTAGAAAGATAATCTATAAAAAATAAAGTTATGAATGCTTTAATCGACTTGACAAAGTGTCGCGAATACATGACTATTAATATTGGTGGAAAGAACCACCAAGTTAAGTTATCTGGAACTATAAACGAACCATATTTTTGTGGTCGAGATGTATGTGAAGTACTAGGGTATGAAGCACCCTTAAAAGCTTTACAACGTTATGTAGAAGATGAAGATAAAAATATACTGTCTAATATTATGGTTACAAGTAACCATACTTTGGGTAAAGAAAACTTTTCTTTTCGTGAAGGTCAAAACATTTTTATTTCAGAAACAGGACTTTATTCT